CGATAGCGCCGCCCAACGCGCCCGCCCCGACCGCTTCTGGTAGGGTGGTGCCTTCCGGTTGCAAACCATAAGTCAGTGCCCCATATCCGGCCCCTTGCGTGGCCCCTTGCGCGCCATAGGACGCCGCCCGTTGCACACCCCCAACAATTCCGGGTGCCGTTGCCGCCGTCTTCCCCGCCACAAAGCGCCCAGCCGCTTCCAACGCCGGACGCGCCATCGGAACCGCTCTCGCCAGCGCCTGTCCACCAGCCGCAACACCTCTCGCCGCCAATCCCATCGGCAACGCCGCACCAGCCAACGCACCTGCTTGTTCCGCAACCATACTCGTAATTGGTGAAGTCCGCTGGTATTCCTCGCGGCCTTTTTGCAGTTCCGCCAGCCGCCGCTGACGTTCTTCTAAAAATGAAGGAGCCTGTCCTGTCAGGAATTTACCTGCAGCCTCTACCCCCGCTTCCATTTTCGGAAAGGCCCCAAGCGTCAGGCCCGTCAGTGCGGAACGCCCAGCGCCCCATTCTTCCGGCGCAACGCCTTTCGGCAAATCCAATTCCACTGGTTTGAGCGCAGTCCGCTCTTGCAGTTCACGCTGTGCTTGGACCATAAATTCTGGAGATGGTGCGCCTTCGCCAGTCGAACGTCCAGCCCTTTCCGCTTCAGCCGCCGCCAACCAATCTTCCGGCTGATACGCTTGCGGACCTTGCCTCGTAACATTAATAACGCGCTTTCCACCTTCGCCAGTGGGTGTGTAAAACTCCTGCCCGCCGATTGTGGTTTTGTAAGCGTCTTTCGTCGCCCAAGACGGAACAAGCTGGCGATTGTCCATAGACGCCAGTTGCCGCTGCGCGGAAGGTGAATAGAAATGAGTTGCGCCCATGGTCGGGTCGGGAATTTGCCCAGCCGCAACCGCATCCACAATTTTCAATGCCTGCTGGTATTCGGGACTGCGCGGATCGTGAGCGAGAGGGTCGTTTTGCTTTCCCGTGCCAGCGTGAAGCCAAGGCTCAAAGGCGTAAGGCTTAGTAATAACGCCCTCCACCCCTTCACCAAATCCACCCGACAGCACCCGATTACGGATAACATGCGCCACCGCAGCCTGACCCATCGGATCTTTTCCGGCTTCCGAAATCAGCGTTCGCGCTGCGAAATCTCTTTCTTTCGGAGAAAGCGGAATGGTAGATGGAGCCGCCTTTGTGCTGCCAAAAGCGCCTTCGAGATCGCCCCAAGTTTCTTTCGGCATTACTTTTCTCCTGGCTGCTTCACCACATACATACCATTCTTAATCTGCTCAGTCCGCCGCAGATGATCCATAAACTTCTGACTAAAATAGCCCGGATTGAACGAGTCAGGATCACGCTTATTCGCAAATGACTTTTTCTTGTAATGCGAAAATGCGGTCTGTTGCTGGTCAGCCAGATCCACCATTTTCTTCGTGAAGTTCATCATGTCTTGAATAGCTTCTGGAAGCGTTTCCAGATTGAAATTCGAGCGCATGAAGTTTTCGACTTCAAGGTTGGTAAAGCGTCCCTGTCCGCCAAGTGCAGTTTTAAGTTCTTCGAAAGCGTTACGAGTTGTAAGTTTTTCGAATTCCTGCGCCGCGCCCAGATCACCACCGATCATACGTTCCGCAAGATTGTCCAAACCAAAGCCTCGTGCCAACTTCGCAGCCTCAAACCGCGCCTTCGTCAACGGACCTGACTTAAATTTGTTGATGACCTTTTCTGTTTCTTCAAGCCGTTGAAGCACAGACTGCGCGGTTTCGGCTTTAGAATTAATCATCGTTTCAAAGTCGCGCATCGGCCCTTGGCCTTCTTGATATTGCCTGTAGGGCGCGATAGCTGCTTGTTCTTCTGGAGATTGACCAGTGCGAAGCATTCCTGTTGTAGCGGAAGGGGGAGCCGAGGGTGACTCCCCCTCCCTTGCCATCTGACCGGAGCGAGGAGCCGACGCCCCGCCAGTGACATCCTGTGGGGGCGTTACGCCCATCTGACCCAACGCCTGTCCACGGGTAATCTGCCCCGGAACACCTTCTGGCGTTTGCGTAGCAACAAGTTCCTGCAGATATTTCGTGGTCTGCCCAGCGGCTTCCAGCATCTGCAAACCCTGCGCGCTTCGAGCACCAAGGTTACGAATTAAAACTTCCGGCTGCTGCCCAGATTGTTTTGCGAACAAAAGACCTTGCAACGCCTGATCGCGCGACACCACTCCAGCTGACTGCGCTTCTGCGTAAATACTGGCGATATCCTGCCAAGACGGCTTTGTGCCAGTTTTTGCGAATTTATCCGCGTAACTTGCGGCAGTGTTTGCAAGAAATGACTGTTGTTTTGCAGCATTATCAATCTGCGCGCCAAGGATTTGAGCAGTTGTAAGTTTGTTGGCAAGAGCGTCTTTTGTGATTGCAGGAAACATCACCGCTACATCTGGGTGCTGTGCCGCATCCACCAAAAACTTATTCATGTCCACATCGCCAGTCGCAGGGTCGATATGCTGTTGCATAAGCTGCCCGATGCCAACTTGCGCGCGGTTTAGTCTTTCCTGTTGTTCAGTTTGAAGCTGCACCCGCTCCGTTTCAGCAGCGCGCAAACCCATCGCCTGCATCTGTTCCATTTGCTGCAGCGGGTTCGGAGTGCTGTAAGTTGGAGCCTGGGGATACGGAATACCATCAGCCATTTTACAGACTCCTTAAAACATTGCGTAAGGGTTAGACGCAGTTGCGCCTGACAAATTGAGGGGGTTTGCACTTTTACCAGAAAGCCAACTTAAAAAATCAGGCATTCCAGCCGCACCGCCTCCGCCAAACGGTTTGTCTGACGCATCCGTCGCGCCACCACGGCGAGCAAACTGTGCAAAGTAAGGAGTGGAGAGTGCTTGTCCGGCAGCACCGAATGCAGCCTGTGTGCCGCCCGCCAACGCATTACCTGCGCCCATAATTCCTTGCCCCAACGCTGTGCCTCCACCCATCGCGGCATTACCGATAAGTTGGCTTGCACTGGTCGCAGCCCCGGCGATACCTCTCGCTGCATCCGCCCCAAGCTGCGACGGCTGGAATAACATATTGTAAGCCATCTGATTTTGCTTCAGATAGTTTTCAAGCTGTTGCTGAAAAGTGGTAGACGCAAGACCTTCTGCGTAGTCGATAGCCCCTCGCGCAGCCATACCGCTTTTCCCCATACCTTTTCCGGCATAAGTTCCCGCAGTTGCTCCAAGCCCTTGCTCTTTAATAAACTGATATCCCGGCGTCTGCTCCAGTTGTGCCATGGTCGGAGCGAACGTGCTAATCAAAGACGCTCCGCCTCCGCCAATACCTGCTTTCTTCGCAGCATCGCCTTGCAAATACGACATTAACAAATTAATAGATTGCGAACCTGCAGTCGTGTAAGGAGAAAGTGCAGCCTGTGCGCGCTGATAGCCTTGTTCTGCAGCTTGTGCTGCAAGAATGGAGCCAAGAAGTCCCATTTGACCGGCAGAACTTGCTGCACGTCCTTGCGTTCCAGCGCCGAGCAAACTACCAATCCCGGAGACTGCAGTTCCTCCAATCATCATCATTGTCAAAGGGTCCATGCTAGTCTCCTAGATCAGCGTGATTATTTTGTAGGTGTTTCCACCCAGTGTAACAGTTGTGCCGACTTGCTGCCAGCCAGCGGGCATAAGCGCATTATCCGGCAACAAAATTGCCCCCGCCAACGGCGCTCCAGTCGTAGCATTTTCCGTCACCGGCACACTATTCGACACAAGTGCGGTTAGCAAAAGCTGCAACTGCCGGGAAATGGTCCCATCCGGCAGGATAAGATTTTTCATGGAGTTCGGGACAAGAGCGCGTATCACATCAAGTCTCCATCTTCTCCACGTCGATAAACGCGCCGTTCAACGCAGTCGCTGCGGCAGCAGTCCACGACAATTCAAACACACGGTCTCGAGCAAAACCCAATCTATTCCAGGACGGAATAGTTTTGTATTGCCCTGTCTTACCTAGTGACTGTTGAATGCCGTTACCAAAGCTAACACCTCGATCGTCGCTCCAACGCAGTGTTACAGTCGGATCACTTGACGGATCAATGTCGGTGCCGACTTCAATATCAGCCATAAATTGCTTATAGCTTATCCGATCCAGATTGCTCACCAAATGCGGAAATGAACGGAGTCTAGGAATTGGCTGACCATCATCAGTGTAGGTGCGAAGGTCCCAATTATAAAGTTTTCCGTTTTGCCAGTCACCGCAGATTGTCTTGCCGTAAGCAAACGCAACACAATTTGCACGATGGCGATGCAATGATCCGTTGTTATCCAGCCACGCCCGCTCATGCCACAACTGCGTCGAAAGGTCATACACCCAGGTATGGTCGGCAGTCGGAAACGTCAGAACGTAAAAAATGTGCGTGCCTTGCTGATAGCAGAACCCAATAGCATCGCTTATTGTTTCATACGAGCCGATAGCATCTGCGATGGCAGGAGTCGAGATGATGTCAGCCTTGTAAGCCGTTCCCATCATCACCAACGCTTCGCCATTATTGTCTTGAGACAGAAAGAAAATGTTCAGACCCCATTTCGCAAGCGAGCGTAGTGCTGCAATTCCATGCTGAATAAACACGCCAGGAATCGGCTGGAACGGAAACGGAAAAGCCCCAACATTACTCCAGATTTCCGTAGTCCTACGACCATACGCCCAGATTTCTTTATGCACAACTTCGATAATCTGCAATTCATCCGCGTCACCACTGATCGTGGCAATACCAAGCGCATTGTAGGTAGGCAGCGAAGGCGTCACAATCGAATCACTCGACTGCATATCTCCGCCCTGCGTGCTTGAAACCAGAAAAGTATCAATATATCGGATTTGATTTCCACCATTAAAATTCGTCGGATTAAATGTCGTAAAAGCAAGAGTGTTCAAATTCACACTCCAGCCAATCGTCGATCCATCCAGAATAATCATGTCATAAGTATCGTCATACATTGACACAAGACCAAACTGCGTGTTAATCGCCCCGATCACTTGGATGTTGAAATTGTCTGGGATATAATAAACCAGATTACCAATGACGCCAAAAAGCAAACCGTTAGAGGCAGTGTAAAGTTGCCGCACTTCCGCAACGATCCCCTGGGCCAGCGTGACCAGCCCAGGGGTGCAATAGTGCGTGTAAGGGACCTCAGCATCTTTCGTGTTAAGTTCTGGATACAAGTTGATGCAACGCTGGGCATTCGCGATGACCGAGCGTGCCTCATATGCACCTTGAACAAGTTGGATCTGGGCCACTTTACACCTTTTGTTATTAAGTAGCAGTCATTACGTTGGCGATCCACTCACCATCAGCAATGGCGATGAAAAGCACACGTTTCGTCGTGGCATACGCCACGCCAGTTCCACCAGCGGTGCCGTTAATCGTGTCGCTGCCATTACCGTAAACCTTAACGGTATTCGCACCAGCGTTAAGCATGTAAACCACGCTGCCAGCCACCGCGCTTGGAAGCACAACGCTATCATTACCGCTTGCAACTGTGCCGACTTCATTAGCACCGAGCGTCAGCACCGGCGTATTTGCATCAAGCGCACCGCCAGCCAAAGCAACGATATTATCATTAGTCTGCCACTGCGGAGTAGCAAGCGCAACATCAACCGCGTTACCATCCTGGAGTCGAAAGCCCGACTGGAACCGATTCGGAATAGCCATCTTATTACCTCGTCTGGTCCGAGTAGATGTTGTAGACGCCCGGACGGACCAAGTTATCAGGCATCACAAGGGACGGAATCTGGGCATTCGCCGCGCGGATAGTCTGCATCGCGTCTTTTGCCAGATCATTAAATCCAGGGTCTTCCGGCATTCGATACGCAGCACGAAGCCTCACAACCATGTTGTAGTGTAACGCCGCGAGATATTCCGGCGGGAAGTCGAATGTCGAAGTCAAATCTGCAAATTCATTCAGCACTTGCTTCAAAACGATATGCACTTCGTAAAGATTAGCCTGCGGGAGTGGCCACGGATAAATACGCCCAATCGGCCACGCGCTATCGTAAAAAATACATTGCGAAAATGACACCAGACTTTTCAACGTGATCCGCGCATAGTCCTCATACGAGAACAAAATCTGCAACGGGTAGTCCACTGCTTGCGTTCCATTCGCCCCCGGCAACATTCTAAAATAAGCAGTCTCAAGTTTATCCGGGCGAAAAGGCACGTTAATGTCCCCGCCCGGACCAACTGTATAACTTTGCGCCCCAGTGCTTACCACGCTTTTATCAACAAGGTGCCACACAATCCAGCGTTTGACACGCCACTGTGCGATCATCATGTTCATTCGCGTAAGCGCATCGTTATAATCTTCGGGGAGCAGCGACTGCCCGACACCGAGAATACCTGCGTCGCGAAACGCAAGGGTGATGATGTCATTGGCAGTCGTTGTCATGAATTACACCCCTTTGCCAGCAGGCTGCGCGGCAACAGCGGCTTTCGCCTTGTCCTGCCCCGCTTTCAGTTCAGCAAGCTGCTTTTTTGCCTGCTCTAATTCCACAGCCTTCCGCTCAAGTTCTGCTTGAAGTTCTTCTTCACGCGAAATATGCGCCCCCGGAGAACCAGTGCTAATAAACTGCACTTCCTCGCGAGCGTCTCCGACAATGATCGGATCGGTCTTTTTCTCATCCCGATACCCAACCACTTTCGGATATTCCTCAAACTTATAATCTGGAAAGTCCATGTTCTGAAACACGCCCAGATACTGCGGTCTTGCCTTCGCCATTTACTTGCTCCTTTGTGAAAGGAGGGGGCCCAAGCCCCCTGCCTATTTTTAGATGATGTCCGCGACGACCACGGCCCATTCCGGGCGAACCCAGAGATAACCGTAAAGCACGTCGAGACGGGTGATAAACTGATCCGACTTGATGTCGAAACCCGTCACCATACGAAGGCTTACGCCGTCCATACGCTCACGCGCAACTTCCTGCATGTTCTTCGGCATTTCCAGATCGGCAGTCGCCATCGTAACCGCGTCCGGGATGAACGCGAAGTTCTTACGGTAAACCACACCGGAAAGCGTCAGGCAGTTCACAGCCGCGCCGTTCGCAGGCGAAGCGGTGACGGTCTGATACTGAACCGGGGACGAGCCAACCGGCGGAACAATCGCCGGGTAGATGCCAAGCACACCGCCCGCATAGCTCGTAACAACGAACTGCTGCAGTTCACCGGTCGAAACCTTGGTGATGCGGTTGACGGCATTGACGCCAGCAAAAGTGATGATGTCGCCAACAGCCGGAACGCTGGAGCCAATCGTCACGTTGATGCTGGTGCCGGTCTGGTTCGCACCGTTGACCGTCGTTCCCGACCAGGTGCCCGTGGTATGCTTGATAACCGTCTGGTCTTCGAACCAGTCGAAGCCAATCGCGTTATAAACTTCACCCGAACGATACTGCTCGGAGATTTCCGTCGCAGGGTTCAGAAGGCCGGAAAGGTTCTGCACCGTGCGGGCCATCGAAACCGGGTCCAGAATGAACTTACGGTTATCGGTGGGAGCCGAACGCAGCGAAAGCAGCGCCTTCGCATTCAGCCAGGTTTCCAGCGTCGGCTTCAGCAGATTGCCAGCCGAGTCGAAGTTACCGACAAGGTTGGAAATACCGCCTTCAACACCAGACATAATGTCCGCCGCAACCGCGCCGACCAGATTGTTCACCGCCGGGGCAAGAACGCGCTTGGAGTAATCATCCAAAGACATCGTGCGCTCGGCAGAGTTGAACGACACGTCAACGCCCTTCTGCGTGGCGAGCGTCAGCGTGGTCTGCGTTTCCGCCGTGTCCTGAATCTGAGCGACCGGACCCGTGCGGACGGTGTAATCGTTCGGCAGACGGATACGCAGGCTCTGACCGATCTTCGCGCCGGTAATGGCGAACTGATCGTCATACTGCGTGTCGATGTGCTGGAGGAACGAGTTCGTATTGACCCAGAGGCGAACAGCCTCACGGGTAATC